AAGAGGGTGTCAATGGCACCCTTCATCTTCTGGATATCGCCGCTCAGGTTGTCCAGTCGCTTGGCCGCCACGTCAGCTGCCGTGGTCTTACCGATCTCGCTGTTCATCTGGGCGAAGCCCTTGGCTCCGGCCTTCGTCAGGATCTCAGCCGCGGCAAGAGCTCGGTTGTTGAAGATCGTCTTGAAAGCCATGAGCTGTTCCTTCTGGGACAGCCCGGCAGTGTGCTCCTGCAGGATCTGGAAGACCTCGGCCAATGACTTGGCCTTACCGTGGGCATCGAAGAACAGGTTCGTCCCGTTCTTGGTGATGATACCGAGGTCCTCGAGTTCGCCCTTAGCCTTGTCCGTGCCGCCGGCGAGGGAGACCATGATCTGGCGAAGTGAAGTACCAGCGGTCGATCCCTTAATACCGGCCTTGCCCAGGAGGGACAGGGCATCGATGGTAGAGTCGAAGGAGATGCCCAGGGCGTGAGCAACACCGCCCACGTACTTCAGCGAAACGCCCAGGTCCTCGACATCCACGATCGATGCGTTGGCCGCGCCGGCGAGGAGGTCGGTTACGTGCTTGGCCTCCGAGGTCTTCAGCGCGTAGGTCTGCATCTGGGAGGTCAGGATGTTCGTGGCTTCGTCGAGCTTGATGTCCGCGGCAGAAGCCAGGTTCACGACCGCGTCAGCCAAGCCGCCGGTGATGTCGGCGACTGAGACACCGGCCTTACCCATCTCAACGAAGGCATCCGCGATCTGGCCGGCAGAGAACTGAGTAGTCTGACCCAGCCTCAGGGCGGTTGCTCGGACCTTCTCCATGTCGGCGGCGGTGGCGTTGTTCACCGCGCCGAAGTAGTCCATCTTCTTCTCGAAGTCAGCGGCCTTGTTGATAGCCACCGCGAAGGCAGCTCCGAGAGCGATACCCGCCCCCAGAGCTACCTTGGAGAAACCACTGAGTCGAGTACCGGCGTTGGCTAGTGCCCCGGACTGAGCAGCAGTCGCAGCCCTGAGGGCTCCGAACGCGGCGATCGCCTGGGACACATCGAGTCGTACCTGGCCCGCAATAGTCCCAAGCGATGCCGCCATCGGAGCCTCCTACTTGATCATCGCGGCGGGATCAGCGAACTGACCGCGACGGGGCTTCTTGTCATTTTCATCTGAGAGGAACCGGTCGAGCACCCTGGCTCGCTTGTACTTGGCGTCACTCTCGTTCTTGGCCTCGACTCTGTCCAGGGCAGCCTCGATCGATCTGCCGAGGTAGCCGCAGGCCTGGTCCAGGCAGTAGGCCACGTAGTCGTCCTCAATAGCCATGAGGCTACTGGGTCGACAGCCCCACGTCTTCGCGTCCACGAACAGCAGCCATAGTTGCGGCGTGTTCCGCACGAAAGGATTCCACGTCAGCGGTACCTCCCGTCGCAAGCTGGAAGAGGAACATCTTGTCCTCCTCGCTCACGTCGTCCACGTAGAGCTGGTCCGGGTCGCGTTCCACACCAGCCTCGGGCAGCGGGGCGATGGTCGGTTCGACGGCGGTGAAGCAGGCGACATTGTCCATGAAGCGGCCGATCTCGCGGACCTTCTCCTCGTCCTGCACGAGGTCGACCAGCTGGTCGTCGTCGATGCCCTGCTTGCCCTCGCCCTTGGCCACGGCCTTCTGGGCGAAAGCCATCAGTGAGTTCGGCACCATGCCCATGGACATCATGGCCTGGAGGCCCACACGCTTGATGCGCAGGAAGTTGCCACTGGGCATCTCGATGGGCTCGTTGCTGAGGGCCGACTTCTTCCAGGCAGCGACGGTGGTCGGCTTCTTGCTGGGGTTGCGGCTGCCAGTACGGTTAGCGGTCATGGCCGTCTTCCTCCGTGGTTTGGTTGGTTTTACAAAAACCCCTTAGCCTCAGGGAGGGCCTATCTTCATAGATTATGATTTGTGAATTGATTGTGCATGCCCTATCAGTGAGCTGATGGGCTGCAAATCAAATCAAAATCAAATCTGAAGAGGCACCCCTCGGCATTGACGACATCAAACAAATTGAATTTGCCCACGTGTAAAACTTGAGGGCGCATCAATCGGATGACGGGGGTGTGGATCAGGAGACGTCGATGGGCGTGATCGTCTCGTTCTGGATGAAGTCGTACAGCTTGGCGTTGTCGGTGCGACCGTAGCCCTTGCCGCTCGCCTTGGTCAGGAAGAAGGCGCCGTTCTCGAACTTGCCGTCGAAGTCGCCGTCCGCCTTGCACCGGTACACGACGCAGTGCATGTCGCCGCCGCTGTCGGAGATGGCCTGGCCCTCGACCTCGAAGTAGGGGCGGCCGTTCGTGGTCAGCTTGGAGTAGGTCTTGATCTGGGCCGGCGTGGTACCCGAGGTGGTGATGGTGCCACCGTTGAGGACCGCATAGGCCTCCAGCGAGATGCCGCCCGCCTCGAGCTCCCACTCCACCATGGGGTTGTAGTCGTGGCTGCCCTGGATCACGTCGTCGCCGACCAGCTGCTCCGAGGAGACGGTCTCCTTGAAGCTGAAGGTGCGGGCGACGGGCAGGTCCACCGCAGTACCCGAGCGGGCACCCGTGTTGTCCAGGGCCCAGATCTTGACGTCCCTCAGCCCGAAGGGCAGAGTGTCACCGAGAGGCATTGCTTTCCTCTTCTCGTACGGGGTCGGCGTACCTCTTGGTTCCGACCATGTTGCCTGTTTTCAGGTCGAAGGTGTGGAGAACCACTACCCCTCGTTTCGCCCCGCAGCCGCGGCGGCCGCACTTCACCTCGAGCAGTTGCTGGTCGAGCTTTCCGTGCATGGTGCCGCCACATCGAAGCTCGATCATGCAGACTCCCAGTGATTCCGTAATCGAGTCGGCTTTGATGATGACCCAATGACGCCTAATGCAGGTATCCGCCCGGGGGGACGGTGCTCCAGACGTCCTGAAGCAGCATGTGCGCGCGCTCGATCAGGCGAGCGGCGCAGGGGCATTACCCCCGTGAGCGTCGGTTGCCGGCGAGGTCGCGGCCTCCGCGCGGGCAGCCTTCTCCTGCTTGGTGGTGGGGAGGTCATCGGCAACCTCGACGAACTCGCCGGCGAGGTGCTCGGTCAGAGCCGCACCCACGACGTCGTCGACCTCGGCCTCGACCCCCCGCGCCCAGGTGGTCTGCTTGAAGCCCTCCACACCGAACTTGTTCAGGTCGGCCGCACCGAGCTGTCGGAAGTGGGAAGAGCCGACGTACATGATCTTCATGTCTCACCTCGAGCAGGCTAGTTGGAATCGCATGTAGCGAAAGTAGGTCTGGAGGAGGTCATCCTGCATGTCCTGGCTAGTCTCCAGGTACCTCAGCTGGATGAGGCTGGACGGCCGGTCGGCAAGGGAGAATAGTGCCCCCTTGACCAGCGGCATCATGTCGTCGAGAGGGCCGTAGTCACCCTGGGCAGTGTGGAGGTAGATGGTCAGGAACTGCCGGTTGGGCAGGACCGCGTCGTCCTCCTCGCAGAGGCCCTCGTCCGTGTTGTTGCCGAAGTGGTGAACCACGTAGGGCTTCTGAACCTGACCCGAGAGCACTGAGCCCTGCTGGTAAGATCGACCCCCGGTTACCGCCATGAGATCGGGGTCGGTGGAGAGCCTCGAATGGACCCAGGCTCGAACTGAGGCGTTAGCCAATGCTACCACCACTCTCACTCAGGCCCCGGCCGACCTGCGGCGCGAAGAGCTCAAGCGTGGGCATGATGACCGAGAAGCGCCCGTTCTGAATGGTCTCCAGCCACTGGCCGTAGTCCACCGTATGGAACAGCTCCCAGACGATCTCGTCGCCTTCCCAGCGAACATCGGTGTCAAGCCCATCTCGGGCGTCACCAGTACGATCGGTCCAGGGAGCCTGCTCCTTGGCGAACTCCAGAGCCTCGGCGGCGGTGTTCAGAACCTCTTCCTCGATCGCGGGCTTCATGGCCGCCTCTTGGATCAGGACGCCGCGAGTCAGGCTGTCACGGAGAAAGATACCGCTCAGACCCATGATACCTCCTCGGCACCCAGAGAGATCAGCTGCACGACCACTCGGTCGGTGTGGGCTCTATCATTGGTGTGGGGTTCGATCCCCTGGACTCGGTAGAAAACCCCATCCAAGGTGAACTCATCCATCCGCTGAATGTTGCTATTATAGAGCCCTACAAGAACGTACGGTAGGGTGGGCACTTCCCCATCAGCCCTGGGGGTGGTGAGGTCAGTGAGCCGGCGTCGGTAGGGGACGAGCCGGAAGAGCTGGGGGGGCAGCGAGGAGTAGTTACCCTTCGCATACCCCCCCGTGTCAGTGCGGGAGAACTCGGGCCGCTGAAGCGAGATCATGCGACCATCCGCCCTGATGAACTCCTCCATGACCGCACGAAGTTCTTTGGCCATGGTGGCGTCCATCAGACGTACCTCCTCCGGATGGTGCCGATCCGAGTACGGCCTTCAGTGGGTCCACCTCGAGATCGCTCGAAGTGGTTGATCATGTCCAGGGCGTGCCCCAGCATGTCGGACATGGCCCGAGAGGCATTGCCCTCGGTCACATCCACGAGCTTGGTGTAGCGAGCTGCCTTCCACCGCCAACCTTCGACGGCAGCCCGCTCGGGGTCGTTGTTCGACCGAGACAGTGCGTCGTTGAGCTCCTCATCCGTGAACGTCGGGTCGGTGCCGTCAGTCGGCATCTCGTCGTCGATGTAGCGGCGAAGGATCTCGAGAGGGGTGGGGGCTGACATCGGCTAGCCCTGGGCCTTCTCGTCGTCGGCACGCAGGCGG